CCGGAGTATAATAATGGCAAAAGCATGGCACTGGATTATCAAAGATGATAAATCCAAAATACTTGATATGGTAGAATTCTTCGAAGAAGAACTTGAAGAAGCCCGTAGAGAGATTAAACAAATTGGGTTGATTGAACAAATTGCTCAAAAGTTGCCTGCGTTCCATGAATTACGCTTCAGCCAATTCCAGCAGGTCGAAGCAGTCCTTGAAATACTTGAAATCGAGATGAAACAACTCGAATCTGAGAAATTTAAGAATCTTTTAGAGCACTACAAACGTGCTCTATCAAGTGCAGACTGTAAGAAGTATGTTGATGGAGATCCTGACGTAGTTGCATTATCACAATTGATTGCAGATGTGTCATATATCAGAAATCAATTGGCAGGTGTAGTAAAATCGTTAGAGATGAAAGCATATCAGTTAAACAACATCGTTAAATTGAGAACTGCTGGTATCGAAGACGCAAGATTAGATTAATTTTAAGGACGCTTATTGCGTCCTTTTTGTTTTTTGACAGGAATTTATGGATAACTTAGAAAACTTTTATAAAAATGTTTTGGTAATTGATACTGAAACCACTGGAGTTGACGATATTTCGGAAATTATTGAATTCAGTGCTTCCTTCCCTGAAGGTTCAGATGATTCATTCGATGATGTAGTCAATTATACCGAACGATTCAAACCACTTGCCGATATTCCGGCAGAAGCTTCAGCAATTCACTTCATTACAGCCGATGATTTAGCTAATGAACGTACCTATGATACCGGACACGGTGACTTTTACCCATTCTTTGAACTAAAACAGTACTTTGTAGGACACAATGTGCAGTTTGACCGCAGAATGCTAGTAAAAAATAGCGAACGCTTTGATAGTACTGAATTTGCCCCTTTCATTGATGATTTACGTTGGATTTGCACACTTAAACTAGCAAAGAAACTATTTGCTGAAGACCCTGAGTTTAAAAACTTAACTCTAAGCTTCTTGTGGTTTAAATTCGGTCTTCATAAGACTTGTGAACGTAAAATCATTCCCCACAGTGCTCAAGATGATGTTTACATGACATATAAGGTACTTGTACACCTAGTAAATATAGCGATTGAACGCGGTTTGATTGATACCAATAAGGAAATTGGTTCTCAGGTCGTAGCATTAGCTAATACTCCAATTTTGTACAGTACTATGACTATTGGTAAGCATAAAGGTATGATAATGTCAGAAGTACCTCAGAATTATCTAACATGGATGATTATGAATATGGATGTACTAAATCCTGATATGCCAAACTTTGATGCCGACCTAGCACATACAGTCGAATTTGAAATTACCCGCAGGATGGATGATGGTTTAATCGCGTTAGATGAACAACCACATTAAGATATAAAATAAGGAACTCAAGGATGAGTGGAACTTGTAAGTTAATACTTCAGGATGAAGTTAACTGTAAATTTGAGGGGCTTGCTCCTAATATTCGTCAAGAAATGATTCGTAAGGTTTCATTCACACTACCATATGCAAAATTCACCCCAGCAGGCCGGATGGGTCGCTGGGATGGTAAAGTGAACTTTATGAACATAGGTGGTAGTACTCACTATCATATGTTAGACCAGTTACTACCTATTCTTGAAAAACATGATATAATGATTGAAATCGAAGACCAACGTATTCAACACAACTTCGAGTTCGAAGCGATTGATGAAAACATTTTCGATTACGTCGAATTCCCTGCTGGTCACCACATGGAAGGTAAAAAAATCATTCTACGTGAACATCAGGTAAATGCTGTAAATACGTGTCTTCAAAACCCACATGGTTTACTACTAGCAAGTACTAGTTCAGGTAAAACATTAATTACCGCAGCTATGTCCAAGAGTGTTGAGAAATATGGTAGAAGTATTATCATCGTTCCAAACAAAGACCTAGTACAGCAGACCTATAATGATTATGAAATGTGCGGCCTAGATGCTGGTGTGTTTTATGGTGATAAGAAAGAACTTAACCACCAGCACACAATCACTACTTGGCAGTCATTAAACTCACTATGGAAGAAAACAAAGAAAGGTGAATTAGAACTAACCGAACAGGATGTGCATGACTTTATTAGTGGAGTTATAGCAGTAATTGTCGATGAAGCACATACCAGTGCAGCAGAAGCATTACATGCCGTACTTGGACAAGTTATGTGTAATATTCCTTTGCGTTGGGGATTAACTGGTACAATACCAAAAGATCCGGTTCTAGCCGCAAAGATTAAATGTAACGTTGGTGATATAATCTATACAATATCAGCGAAAGAGTTACAAGACAAACAGATTCTTAGTACATGTAATGTAAACTGTATTAAGATGAAAAGCAAAATGAAGTTCGCAGACTATCAGGCAGAGTTAAAGTACTTAGTTACTGATAGAGATCGAATGAGTTATGTTGCAACTTTCATTGCAGCAATTGCAGAAACAGGTAACACCCTAGTCTTAGTCGATAGATTGGAAGCAGGTGAATTACTATGTGAATTCTTAGGAATTCCAGTTTCAGAATTTGTCCGTGGAAATACCAAAAAGAAAGACCGTGAAGCATCTTATGGTGAAATACGTTGGGCTGATAACAAAATACTAATTGCTACCTATGGTGTTGCAAGTACAGGTATTAGTATCAGTCGTCTATATAATGTAGTACTAATCGAACCTGGAAAGAGTTTCGTTAGGACTATTCAGAGTATCGGTCGTGGATTACGTCGAGCAGAAGACAAAGACCACGTTGAGATTTATGATATTTCTGGTTCTAATAAGTACAGTGCTAAGCACCGTCGAGAACGAATCGCATACTACAAAGAAGTTCAGTATCCTTATGTCGAAATGGAAGTAGATAATTGGGAAAATATGGAATGATTTGGAAATTTGTGATATAATATAGACATACAGAATAAAAGGAAATTTTGAAATGGAACTTCGATCAAGTATCGCTTTTATTGGCGATTCTGAAATTTTGGAGATTATTGATACCCTAATATCGGAAGAATCACTAATCGACGACATGGTATCTTCACTAGATTTTATTGCAGATCTAGAAACGGAAGATACATATGTTTACCGCTGCCAAGCAGATGATGACTCGTGGGTTAATATCTACGACATTAAAGCACGTCTTGATGCTAAATTCGATAAAGAACACAAGTACGATATTATCTATGCCAGTTCTGATGCTAAATCTTACATTGATGTAATTAGCTTCACTGGTAATTTTGATGTGTACCTTGATACTGATGTTGATAAAATCCAAGAATTGTGTGAAACCTATGGATTGGAGTTCTACGGCTGTATTGATGATGATGAAGATTATTATCAAGATGATGAAGACGAAGGCGACAATTACTATTAAGGAAGTCACATGAATGTACTAACCCCTGAAAACCAATCTTTTGAAATGGATTTGGTAACTGATACCATCCCTGAAGAAATGTATTGTGTATTAGATTTAAGCTCAGTAGAAGATGCTGATTATTATTTCAAACATATCCACAACACCGTTTCTTTCAATAGTATCAGTGCAGACCTCCAGATTGGAAATCACATTGTACAAGTACCGTTAGGATGGCAGATTTTGCTAGGCGACGAAGATACTGGTATGATGGAAATGTGTACCATTGAGAATATTTTGAATATGAAAGATCCACGAGCGTTTGTGTATAACCCAATCCGCTCCATGTATCCACGATATGAACCCGTTAAAGTCCTACGTGTGTTTACACTAACCACTAAATGGCAAATTCCAATGCTACCAAAGAAAAACTTACTTGCAGTACCTCTACACAATGGCAAGAATCCACCGTGTGTGTACTTTGCAGATGAAAACGAAAAAATCCAAGATTTATTTTTAGGAATTGGTGAATAATGTTCGATTTTAGTGGTCTACCAATCGCAACCGAAGAAGAAGATTCAAGTACTGGTACAAATACCAAGTTAGATATGAATCTTCTACTCGAAAAGATTGACATGGCTGATTATGATTACTTTGACACATTAAGTGATAAAGAAAAGAAGCATTTCCAACCATATATTGTATTACGTTGGGTTAGTTCACTTGATGATTCAGTTCAAGTAACTTATAATGCTCGAAAAGTAGAATCAATCTTTGGTAAATGGTCATCAGGTGGTAAAGATGCACTAAATGAACTAAAGGATGAGTTTAACAGTACTGGTGCAGGCGTCTGCATCAGTGCAGCTAAGTATGAACACGCAAAATACGACTGGCGTATCAAGTTCGCAGTACAAGACAAAGCATCAGCCGATGCTTTGATTGCAACTATGCAAGAATTTGGTATTGGTGGGTCTGAAATCATTTCTTTGATTGACAGCACAACTATTAAGTTCCATTTGATTATGCTAAACGATATGGTAAACCAAGATTTTTGGGATATGAAGAATCACCCTGAATTAGTTTATCAATTGATGTGCTCCGTATCAGAAATGATTGGACCACAGAAACGTGCTCATAACTGGTTGCCACACTGTAAAGGAATTAAGAACGTTGATAAGACTCTATTCGAGATTATCAAACGAACACAATCTGAGTATACTGCTGTTCAATTAACTGAAGCAGAATACAAAATTTTATTGTCAGGCTATACCAAAGATACCTTTGAGGAATTGCTTAAAGACTTAGGATCGTCTGAACAAGAGGTAAAATCTCTTTTAAAACAATTCAAAGCAGAAAGTGAAAAATATGGCAAAAAGTAACAAAGGGGCTGCTAAAGCCCCTACTTATGAATGCAGATTTTGTGGAAAATGTTATAAGCGTGAGGATACAGTACTTACTCATGCTTGTATTAAGCGTGACCGATACAACGACCGTGAATCACGTTTAATGCGTGAGGCATTTCGTTTGTATATGCTTTTTATGGAAGCACACAAGTTCCAGATGAAGAAGAATGAAGAACCGTTGATGCAATTTATCAAATCACGTTACTTCAATGACTTCTATGAATTTGCTCAGTACATTTTAACTAATGATATTCTAAATAAGGAACAATTCATCACTCATGTGTTAACCAGTGGACTAACTGTTTACGAATGGCGTTCGCATAAGACATATGAAGAATGGGTTATTAAGAATATCCGTAATGAACATCCCCGTCGTGGAATAGAACGTTCAATTAATGCGTTAGTTGAATGGGGCGTTGCCACAGATAATGAATGGGTAGATTTCTTTGAAAATGTAAGTACTGAACGTGCAATATTATGGTTTGAAACTGGTAAGTTATCCCCTTGGATAATTTATACTGCGTCACCAGAAAGTGGTAACAAACTACTTAATCGTTTCTCAGACTCTGAGTTAGATTACTTAGTTAGATTCATTGACCCAACATATTTCAAGATTCTTCAAATCCGTTATAACGATGAAGTTATGGATATAAGAAATTTACTTGTTGAGGCAGGACTATGAACAAAGGAATGTATTCATCTGTACCAGATGAAAAGTTTGCACAAAAGAGTGCAATTTTAAAAGATAGTGCTGAATCTAAGTTGAACATGGTTCAACGAGGTTCGGTAACAGAAATCACTTTAGGTGGGAGAACTTTTCAAGTTTCCGACCCAAAACGTATCGAGCAGACTGTCACTATTCTTAAGAATCATGAAGAAGCAATGCATACCATGAGACAGAGATTAAAAGAACAGCACAACGCTATTGCAGTACTGCTACAAGAAATTCAGACACTAAAGAATGATGTACAAAGACTGAAGGAAATTACGAATGGATATGGATCACAAGAGTACAACGGATACTAATTATCGTAAAGCTAGGACTGATATTGATATTGACTTCAAAGATGGAAAGTCAGTTATCCAGCAATTACCATGTACTCGAAGTGTTGAACGAATTACTGAAGATGGCTTAATTGCACATAACAGTGGTGTTCATTTTGATAATATACCAGTAGATCCGATTAGTGGTCTTGCAAGTATTCAGTACAAAGAAGCCGAAAGATTAGGATACCAAAAAGTTGATATTCT